TTTCTGTATTTTGAGCTCTTAAACTATACCCACATTGTTTTGCTAATCTATTCATCAACTGCCAGTCGGTGTGTCCAGCTTGAGATATTTGTGGATATATACGTGGATGAGGAACAGTGTACGCCGCAAAATTATACTTTTTAGCAATGGTCTCAATTACTTTATCTGCGGTTATATTAGAATATACTGTTTGTGACGCTTCTTTCATTAACATAGAAGCCCCAATAATTATAACTTCTACATGGTCAGTTCCTGGAGATTTTTTTGCATTTACGTTATACACATAGCCATACATCTCTTTTTTAGAGTTTAAGTTAGATATTTCTATTAAAGCAGGAGACCCAAACCCTATATCATTGTACGCTGTGCCCCAGTCATAAAATGTAACTACCGCGGAGTCATGTTGGTACCTATCTTGTTGTATATAAGCAGAATAAACAAATTTAGGTACATCTGATGACTCAGGAAAAGTTACTTTTATATAATTAACCATTAGGTATCCTAATTTTTGTTCCAGGCGCTATGTTAAAAATATCGCCAATTTCTGGATTAACTTGGGTTATTCTCCACCATAAAGTAGGGTTTTTATAATACTTAACCGCTAACTCATCTAATCGTTCACCTTGTACGTACGTATGGTATAAATACGTTAATCTTCCAATAGAGGGAAATTGATAAAACGCAACAGGTTTAAACTCACCATTTGGTTTTAACTGGATAAAGTCAAAGGTTGTGTATTCATACCTAGAATTTTTTGGAATAATTGGCATATTATCTCCTTATCATAAATTAGAACTGCTGCCATAACCAGAAAATACCATTATACCTAACGTAACTCTTGACCTAAGTGGGACCATATTTTGTGTAAATGTAACATGAGTAACAGACAATGATTGGGCTTGGCCTACGTAAGACAAAGAACTATCGCTTGGACCAAACTGCATTGCCATAAGACTTGGGGTAAGAAAACCAATATCTGCTGTTTCTCTTCCTAACATATTTTTCCAAACTGCATTTTCTAAGCCAGGACCATTAATAACTTTATACAAATACTCAATGTCAGCCATAGTTCCTAATTTTAACAGGTCATCTATTTGTTTATCAAATGATTGTGGGAGTCCATAAGGGTATGCATTTTTATAGTATTGTTTATAGGTATCATTATAATTGTTAGTGCTTTTTAATTTTGCAAAACAAGCAAAATCATTAGTTCTATCTATTGTTATTTCTAAAGATATTGTTTCTTGGCTAATAAATAAACCAGCAGACGCCCTAAATCTGTCTGAGGATGAGGGAGTAATGCTTGTATTTAAAGAAACCGAATTAGATATAGTTTCTGGGTTCCATAGAAATTGAAACCCCCATTTAGTATCAAGAGATAAGTTTATTGCTTTTGGGTCTACGTATTGACTGTTTTGTGTTGGGCTTACGGCAGTTGTATCATTTCCATTAATTAATTTACTTACTTGTTTACTTATTTGTTTAACTACAGCTGTGGCTGGGTCTAAAAAAGGAATAAAGTCAGTAAAACCAAGTCCATTTGGTGTTTCAGAGGCAGTAACTTGTGTGTCAGTTACTCCTTTATTGTAATCAGTGCTTTGATAGTTCCATATACGAGCGCGTCTAAGGCCGTGAAAGTCTTTAGCTGGGTACCCATTAATTGTTGCTCCATCATTATTGTCATTAATTCTATTAGGATTTACAGGAAGACTCCATTGATGAGGAGGTAGATTATACTTATAGCCAACACCTAATTTTTTGGATTCTTCAGTATCAACTTTACCGTGACCATTTTGTAACACAGCATTACTTTTGCCAAACCCACCTTTTGTTTGAAAAGTAGATATAGCATCGCCTGTACTTTTTTTGCCTTTATCTGCTTTTTGAGCAGTAAACTGTTTTTTAGTGTTTACTAATCCAGTGCCTGGGTCGTAAGTAAAATTTGAAGATTTATTAACAGAACTAGTAACTCCTATAAGTGGATTATTACGCCCTTCCATTAGTTCCCCCTAGCTGATTTTAAAAGAGTTCCATCTGTAAGAACTTTACTTACTTCATTTGCAGTAGCTTTAGCGTCTTTAGCTCCTTGAATTACTATAGTAACTCCTCCAAAGTTATTATTTGTTCCCCCGCTGGAATTTCCCCACATTGCGGCTGCTTGAGGGTTACTCCTTCTAATAGCATCTGCGTAAGACTCACCTGAACTAGTGTTCATAACTCCAGGGTGAGACTCTCCGCTATAAGTTATTTGACCTCCTGTAGTTAACCCAAGTTTCTTAGAGGTGTTAACCCAAGCTTTTGTAAAATCAGTCCCGCCTTTAGAGATATCAAGAGCAATACGAGCATTAATCGCTGGATCGTAAAGGCTTTCAGGTCCTTTATATCCAATAGAAGCATAATCTTTTAAGTACTTTTCATTTCTGTCTATTCCTAATTTTCCAAGCATATTAATTTGAAATAGCCCTTTAGAATCATCTTTTAGTAAACTTGGGTCGCTTTGTCGACTAGGAATTCCGCCAGATTCAGCGCGGACTACAGCCATAGCAGTTGCTACATCTGGAAATCCAGCATTAGATAAAACCGCTTGTAGTGCAGAGTCGCTAAGTGGAGTTTGAGATCCTTTAAACGATGTTTGAGCGCCGTCTGCAGCAAATTTAAGTTTACTATTTGGTACTACTGTTCCATTTTTTTCAGGAATAAATAATTCTGGTCCTTGTTCTCCAACTATGTATGGGCTATTCCCTTGTGTTGGTCCGCCTCCAGCTCTTCCTGGTAGTAAAAAGCCAAGACCTAGTCCTCCCATTACTTTTCCTATTAATCCATTTCCAACACCAGATAAAGTTGTTGAGAAAGAAGAAACACCGCTGGCGGCCTTAACCACACCAGTCAAAGCGTCAATAGCATTAGTTAAGTCGCTCATACCAGCCGCTAAATCATTTGAAGCGGTTACTCCAGCAGCACCAGATCTAGAAGTTTGAGCTAATGTATTAAAAGATGAAGCCGTTCTATTTGCTTGGCTTGCTGTGGCTTTTGTCTGCATTCCTGTGCTAACTGCCTCTTCACGAGAATAGTTTTTAGCACCACTTGCTTTGTTGTATAGCGCAGCCTCTAACTGTCCTCTCAGCACGCCATCAGTACCAGCAATTCCATCTAGCATAATAGCTAGAGAGTTACCAGGTTGTAGAGAAGAAGCTAAATCAGATTTTGTAATTGCACGGGCACCAGACTTTTCAGCGTTTAATTTGTTCCAAATTTGATCTGCAATTTGCGTGTAGCTCTTCATTTGTCCAGTAACTGGATCACGAGCCATAATGCCCATCATACGCATCATGTTTACATTTGATGGACGCTGTAAAGAAGCGTAGGCTCCCATAGTTCCTTCTAATCCAACTCCTGGAGTTAAGTTAGACATTCCAGATACGCCCATAGCTAAATTATTATAATTTGATAGCCCAACACCAACACCACGAGATTGACCAGTAGACATAGCACGAGAAGCGTCTAACGCAGTTATTCCGCTGCCAGCACTAAACATACGTGCCTGTAGGGCTTGTGCTTGGTCATACCTTGCTGCTAAATTTCCATTTCCATAGCCATAAGCACCAGCGTATGTAGCCAAATAGTTTTGTTGTACAGATGCGTTTGCGCCTGGTAATGCCGTTGACATAGCAGAAAATGCAGCACCAAACTTCTCTATATTTGGTTGGCTAAATACCTTTTTACCGCCACCCCCGCCATTATTACTTTCTCCCATGTCACTTCCAGGAGAGGGGGTAGGCTGAGAAAACACGGTGCTCGCGCTTCCGCCACCACGAGAGCTAGCTTTAAAGTTACCAACGGCGCTACTTAAATTATTTACAAGGGTAGAGGAGTCTCTTACAGCACTCTTCATTATGCTAGCTACTTCAGATACAACAGACTTAACGTCACCAACAACTGAGGAGAAACGAGAACTTCCGCTAATGTTAGGCAGGATTGGTTCCACTATTTACTACCTCCAAATCTTTTAGCTCTGTCTATCCAGTTTTGCCGTTCTCTAAATGATAAAGAACTTATGTCACTTAGTGACCATCCACTAAATGTTCTTGTTAAAAACTCGTACTGGTCAAGCAATGTCTCGTAATCTTTTTCGCTATATACGAAACAAATCAGCAAGACTAAGTGGAATATCCATTGATTCTCCACATGCCTTGCAAATCTTCTTCACCTCCCCAAGGCGTGGGCCAGGGGTACGACTAATAATTTCACCTATCACTTTGGCGCGGTCTGCCATGCCAAGAGATAGTGCAGTTGATGCTCCAGCTGATGGTGAGCCATCTACTGAAACAATGCATCCTGATAAAAGAATGGTGTTCATTTCTGAAGAGGTTTTATCTAAGTTTTCCATTAGTTTGCGTTGGACAATTCCATTTGGAAGAGCAACTTTAACTAACCCTTTCTTAGTCTCTATCGTCCACGCACGATCTTCAACTGGATCTTTTAGTTCAACTACTGGTACATCTTTTAATAGATCAACTTCAACTTTATGCTCATCATTACATGACTGGCACCGTACTAGTACTGGAAGGGTATTACCAAAGGTAACTCGTCGTATTCCAATTAAAATAGCGTCACGATCGCCTGATAACAAAGTATCTATATCTGTTTTAACGACATCTTTAACACCTAGTCTCAAAAGACCTTTATTTAATAAAATATCAAATGCTTTACCTGTAGACCCAGCTTTAGCAATTGATTCTTCATCTGCTCCAGTGAGTTCACGGACTTCAGCGGTGCGTACTAACTCACCGTCTAAATCTATAAACCCACCAGGCAGTGAAACTTCTGACTCAGAAGGGGCTCTAGTAATAATTACTGGAGCTGGCTCTTCCATAGCTTTTTTAGCGAATTGTGCTACAAGTGCTGCATCTGAAATTACTTCAGCCACGTTTTATTCTCCTTTTAGTTTTGTTAGATCTTCTTGTACTCTGCGTCTGTAAAGAATACAGACAATCCCTCGTGAACCAAAGTCATGGTTTCAAATAGGATTTCATTAGCACCAGCATTTAGATCTTGGTAAGCCAAACTGCTGATCCATGCATTGTGGACTTTGAACCCCATTCTTGGGGTATTGTCATCCGCATTAGTTGCTGAGCTATTACGATTTGGGTGATCCATTACGTAGATATTAATATCAACGCGGAACCCTGCTGTAGAACTTGTTGATACTCCATCTCCAGAAGAGGCTGAGAATAGGGAGCGCATCCAAGTAATTGCTTGATCGTTGCCAAACATTGCGCCACGTTGTAGCGTAATTGGGCTAAACGTAGTCATACCTGGCATTTGGTGAACGGTAGTATTGTAACCACCTTCACGGTATGAAATAGGTTGTGTATTAACGTTTAATCCACTAATGTAAGTGAATCCGCCAATCCAACCATCTGATATACCATTAACTGGTTGTTTATTTGTGGAAGAGGTTTTAATTTTACTTAAAGCCGCGCCACTGTAAGGATCTGTGAACTCAGCGTAGAACCGAAAGTTACGTAACGGATCGGTAGCAATCGTTGAGAATCGATTGATTAAACTGCCTGTTGCCATTATTTATTTATCTCCTTTACGCTACAGTAACGGTTGTTCCACCGTCATACTGGCCAATTTTGATAATTACGAATTCAGCTGGACGTTGTAGTGCTACGCCCACCTCAATATTTACTTCGCCGTTATCAATACTGTTTTGTGTGTTGTTTGTGCTATCAATTTTAACAAAGAAAGCACTGGCTGGGGAAGCCCCTTGTAATCCACCCTGAGCCCAGAAATTGGTCAAGAATGAACTGATAGATGCGTTTAGTCTGCGCCATAGTGCTGAGCTATTTGGCTCAAACACAGCAAACTGAGTTAACTCAGTCAAAGACTTACGTAGATAAATTAATGTTCTACGTACTGGCACATAACGATCAATGTATCCAGCTTTAAGTGTACGAGCGCCCATTACTACAATTCCAGCTCCTGAAACAAATTTAATTGCATTAGCTGGAGCAGGAGATGAGTTTAAAAGGTCTAACTCAGCATTAGTTAATTGTGTAACTGATACTGCGTTAGCAATACGAGCTAGTAAACCAGCAGGTGCTTTGTACACACCTCGTGAAGCGTCTGTACGAACATATAGTCCCATTACAGCTCCGCCTGCACCAACTGTTTTAACAGCGTTTTGTGATGATCCAGCGCCCACTGTTGGGTCACTAATTGTAATACGTGGGTAATACACAGCAGCTTGAGAAGAAGCTGTATATGTAAGGTTTAAGCTAAGTTGATTAGCTACAGTATCATCTTTACCGTCAACAATAACAAATACGTCTGAACGGCCTTCTGCGTATGCTATTAAAGCGTTTATAGTTGTTGCATCTGTATATCCAGGTGCGTTTAAAAGTAAAGATTGATTAATAACATCATACTTAACTAATGAACTTGTTATATTTCCACCAACTACAGTGGCGCCATTTGCTCCAGACGCTAAAGTTGTGTTAGTAGATACAACTGGGTTATTATTAGGTGCAGCAGTTGCTGAGCCAAGGTTGGTAGCTTTAATATACTTAGAACCAACATTAATTACGTCAACTGCATAACGAGAGTCTGTAGAAAGCATTGTAATATCCACAAAGCGCTCAACAATATAAGCATCTGTGCTTCCGCCCCTATAAACAGTTAAATTAAAATAATTAGTTATAGTAGAGTCAGTAATAGAAACATTTAACTCATTACCCCAAGTTCCTAAACTGTTTGCATCTATTTTTAATGTAGACAGGGGTGATCCAGCTCTATCACTCAAAGTACGAGTTGCTACTGCTGTGCTTGAACCAACCGCACGAGTTACGTACGCTTGTGATCCACCATTTACAAAAAACATGTAAACAGCTATAGGTAAATCATTTGATGCGTTTGAGTTCCATGAACCAAACTTAGTTACATAGTCGCTCCAGCTGGTTACTAATGTAGGAATTATTGGGCCACGATCGCTTGCTCCAATAAACGCAGCTATGGTGTCAGAGGCTGGGCCTGCGACTGTTTCAATAGGATTTAACGTTTCTTGAACGTATACTCCTGGTCTTTGTACTGCCATTGTATCTCCTTAGATTTTTACGTAGGTTACGAGTATTAGACGGATTGGTAGCGAGACGGGATATGCGTAGTGATACGGTTGATTTTTACAGTGTCTACTATACGTGCTGCAGTTTGTGCCGCACGTGGCGTCATTTCACTTAGGATACGAATAGAGAACACATTACGAAGTAAACGGCGGTTTCCAGTTTCGTCTTCAACCGCATCTCGTTTAACAAATCCGTCTAAGAACATACTACGTGCACTAAACTGAGTTCCTAATTCATTTGGAACTAGTAAGTTACCGAACTTAGATGGAAACTTATTTAATAGTTGAAACATTAATGCTCTATCATGGCGTGGGTGCCTAGAAAAAGAAGTAATTTGATAAGACAGATCATACGCTATTGGAAGGTCGTACTCATAAACTCTTCCAGCAACAGGGGTTCTAGTTCCTCTGTAATCATCGTCTGAAAGCCGACCAGAAGTTTGACGGTCATTTGCTGGCACAATATCAATTAAATCTATAGTAAGAAAAGGAAAAGATTGATCGCGGATTTCAACGTCTGGAT